TTTAAACCCTCTTCCCTTATATGTTGCGTTACTAAATTTTTCAAAATCACTAAAAGTGGCACTACCTGAAGCAGGGTCATCATCTGTTGTCGCTATGAATAAATCAACTCTTGGGTCATCAACTTTTGTTCCATCAATATCAGAGAATAAATCTATTTGATTTCTTGTATCTATTTCTGTGTTTTTTAAAAAAGAAGTGGCTGCAATGTTTTTCACAAAATGTGTAGGCATCTTGTTATTGGCAGACAGATCACCTCTTGTACTAAATTCGTATGTTCCAGTAGTTGTAATATTATCTCCAATCTGATCTAGATTTGGTGTTAAGGTATCAAAATCTGTAATTTCATCAAAAATACCATCCCCTGCAAGAATTAATCTTATATCAGTGCCACCCGTACCAGTTTCAATACCTGTTTTAGTTCCTGGGAAATTTGTAGTGTCCTCATCAATATTGTTTATTGTATCTTCATCTTCTGCTTCAGAATCTTCAACTGTAAACTGAACTGTTTGTTCGTTGACAGAGAAATTACCATTTGCGTCTTTGGCCCTAATTACATACGTTCCATTCATTTTTGCAACTATAGCTTGTGTCGAATTACCTGCTACAGCTTCAATAAGAGGCGTTGAATTTTGAAAATTACCTCCGCTTGTTAAATTTGTATGTTTAATATAAATACTTCCTCCATTTAAAACAGAAGCATCTTCAGATTTATTCCAAGCTAATTTTACAGAGTTTTTATCTATTGGCTCTACTGTCAAACCTGTAAGATCTTCTGCTGGTGTAATCTTTCCTAAAACTTGTACATTATTTAATTTACTGGAAGCACTGGGTTCACTTCCTGAGACATTAACTGTAAATACTTCAATATCATATCCTAACGATTCATTTAAAACTCCATCTTCTTCTTCACCTGATGAATCTGTAACTTGTGCATCTAAAATTTCAAATGTTGTTAATTCAGTTTCAACACTAATTTCATTATCATCAGCACTTGAATATAAAACTCTATAATTTTTTGCACCGTCTACAGGTTGCCAACTTATAACCAGTTTATTTTTAAAATATCCATCTTGAATATATTGAACTTCTTCAACTCCTAAACCTTCAGGACTTGGTAATGTTTTATTTAAAATAGTTATGTCCTGATCGACAGGAACAGCATCAGTAACATTTTCTATAAAGTCATATTTAGTCGAATGATATGCAATAGCTGTGATCGCAAAAACATCTTTATCTTCAACAACACTTATAACTCGCCACTGTGTTGGTTTAACACTATCATCTGTGATTAAATATTCTGCATTTACTTTAGGAGCACTACTAAAACCTGGTGAAACTGTAATAGTTGTACCACTTACTGAAGTTATAGTTCTTTCTTCGACTCTTAAACTTTCAACGCTATCTACAGTACTCGCTACTATGACTTTAATTTTTGCATTAGTGCTTGTAGATGGCAAACTTGTATTTGCACTGTCATCAACATCAAAGACTGTACTACTGCTAACGGATTTTATTCTTCCCCCTCTTCTTAAACCTGATTTCACTGGATCAGCTACTTCTATTATCATTCCAGGTCTTACAGTGACACCTCCTGCTAATCCTGTGGTAAATGAAATAGTCTCAGTTGATCTGTTTTCTTCAAACAAAATAATATTTGCTAAACGCCTTGCCTGATGCTTTGATGTACATCCAAATGCTTCTATCTTTTTATGAACGGACTCTCCAAATTTATTAGCTGTTTCTAATCCTGATCCATAAGCTGAATTATCATCTACTACAGTTACAAAAGCTTTCTCTTGTGTCTTATTTTCAAAATAACTAACAGAAACAACATTTGCTCTACTTTTTACACTTGTACCAGAATATGTAAACCCTCCTTCAGTAACATTCGCTAAATTAAATAAATAACTAGGATCTTGTGTTGGACTGTCTTGACTAAATTCAAGTTTTCCTTCTGCCCAATATGCAAGCCCTCTAAAAATACTTGTTAATTCATTTATAACTTTAAAAGAATCATCTCTGTTTTTAAGAACAACATTACAACTAAATCTGGGCTCTTTTGCAATAACAACAGGAGGTGTTTGTTCAGGAACATTTGGATCGCCAGTTAAAATTTCTGAATTTTTTACTTCAACTAATCCAGATGAATATTTACTTATTGCATAAAGAGAAAACAAATCAACTTGACTTAGTTCTATATGATCTCCTAATCCATACCTTTTAGACAACAAAATATCTAATAAAACCCAAGCAGGATCAGAAGTCCATACTGCTTTATTTGTAAGCTCACCAGTAAAATTATAATTAGCAGGATAATGTATAAAACCAAAACTACTGATAGTACCAAGACCTAAAGCATCTGCCTCTGCTTGATTGTTAACAACTGTAGGTGTTAAACCAGCACCATCTGTTTTTGGTATCCTTACACGAGTACCTCTGATTCGATACATACGAGAAGGAACACTGCCAAAACTTTTTGAATCGACTCTTAATGCAACAGCAGCGAGATCTTCATATTTATTATTTGAATCAGTAATTTTACTAATACCTGTAACACTAAGTTTTGCATTTGAATTTTGTGCAGCCGAATTTAATCTTTCTACTTTTAAAGTTATTGGAAAAGCAGGTTCAGTAGTTGATTGACCATTTCCTACCTGCTCTAATTCACCAAAATTTATAATATGAGATCTTGTAAATTGTTTTTGCGTTTTACCTGTAACAATAATAGTTGCTGGACTACCTGGTTTTTTCTTGTCTAATCCCGTGTTATAAATATCATCGTCAGGTATATATTCATATTCAATACTATTAGCATCGGTAAGACTTATTTTATATTTAGTTGTAACCTTTTTAAGATTATTTTTAAAATGACTTTGATAAGTTAGTATAACTTTTAAAGAATCAAAACCAGGTGAATTTGGATTTGCAGCAAACTGTTCTTTAGTTAAAGGACTTTTATCTATCTGAAAACTTTGAGGAGCCGTTGTTAATACAGTTGTTCCATAATTAGCAAAATTTAATATCTGTTCTGTCGCAGCAAAGCCTTTAAAAGGTGTATTAGGTTGTTTTAATACAAAACACTTATTATTAGCATCATCACTAGCGGCTAAAGTCTGTTCAATAGCACCATTATTTCCTTCGCCCAAATTAGTTATGGTAAATTCATTAATATGATCTGAAGTTTTTATTTTGTAAAATTTATCTTTATTAGAAGAACTATAAGTTACATTTCCACTTGTAGAATTATTATCTCCACCAACACTTATATCAAAAGTATTAGTGGTTTTTGACTTGATTTGATAGATACCATCTACTGCACTACCAGAAGTAAAATTAAAAAATAAAAATTTACCTACATTAAGACCATGACTTGCTTTTGTAATCGTAATTATGTTTTCTTGATTTGAATCAATACCTGCTTGCACATAGCTAGCACTAACTTCTGATACTGTTATTTGACTTGGAGTGCCACTTGTCTTTGTAAAAAAAATCTGAATATTATCTCCTTTAGTAATTTGTGGGGCAACCGTTCCAGTATCAGTATTAGTAATCGTTATAGTGCTAGTGCCATCAGTTTTCCATCTTGCATTAAATTGAGATATTTTTATACCATTATCATCTTTGTCTGGTTGTCCAAATCTTAGACTTGCAACAATATCTTTAAAGTTAAAATTATCTGGAACTACATTATTTAACTCACTTTCTGCTTGTTTCTTTTCTGCTAAATTAGTAAGTTGATTATAGTCTGCGATAATTTGTTCAATCGTTTCTGATTTCTTCAAATCAGATGACGCTTTCATTATTGGAGTTTTTCCAAGAAAAATATCAGATAATGCAGCAATCTTATAATTTAGAGTACCTCGATCAATACCAGCATTTATAGGAGTAGGAAAACCCTCTATTTCACCTTCACAAATAATATCAATGAGTTTTAAAAATTGAGTCGAACTTAAACCTTTTGTACCTTTTGGTTTTACTTCTACGGCAGGAGAATCAAAGGAAGCAGTGCCATCTAATCCTGCAATTAATTTATTTAAAGCACTCATTAAACAGTACCTTGTTTGATTTGAGATTGACCTGCAAGTTGAACTGCATCAATTCCTGCAGAAACTACTATAGATCCTGTAAATACTTCGCCATAAGCAACTGGAATTGCTATGCCACTAGCTGAAGTATTAGTAATGCCATTAAAAGCAAAGTTTTTCGACTGATCTGATGCTGTCCCAGTACCAATCTGTGTTTGAAAATCTTGTTCAACAGGAAATAATGCAGTGCTTATACCTTGTATTACTAAGCCCGCACCTAGATAACCTAAAGCATTTCCAACCATTGCTGCACTAGTTATAGCACCACCTGTTGCTGCGGCTGCTGAACCAGCACCACCAAAAATACCTAAATGAGTTACTCCTCCTGCCAATATACCTCCTGTAATAACAAAGGCTGCTCCAATCGCAAGGGGTTTAATGGCTTTTTCTGTACCATAAGCTACAGGAATTATTTTTACATCTCCATTACCAACAGGAAAGTCAATTTCTTCTTCTTTTTTTATATTTTCATCATCAATTTTGACAATATAATTTTGTTCTATTCTATCTAAACCTAAATGAGAAAAATTTACTCTTAAAAAAGAAAAAGCATCCCTAACGCTATTTATCTTTGCATGAAAAACTCTTTGACCTAAGATTTTTCCTAATCGACCATATACAGTAATTTTATTAAGCATATCTAAACCTCTTTGCAGTACAATCTATCCAATTTTTACCATATAATTCCCTACAACTCAATTTTCTTATCTCGTGATGTATCATCATTTGATCTCCAATATAAATACCAACATGACTAAACTTATTATATTCATTTATAAATAATAAAAGATCTCCAATTAAAAAACTTTCATTTTTTTCTAATTCTTTAAAACCTGTTTGTTTTATCAAATCAGCAAAATCCATAGTTTCATAAAATTCTTTCATAGATTTAGGTCTTGCCCAGTCTTTGAGAATAATATTTCTATTTTCTTTATACCATTGATAACCAAGAGAAACACAGTCCTGAGAACCCCAGACCCAAGAGCGTCCCAATAAAGGTGCTTTATAACCACTAGGTTCAAAGTAATTCCATGAATCGTCTAATAAGCTAACAATATAAAAAGGATAATCAAAATATTCACAAGAAGCTAAATCCGCTTGACTAGGACTATTTGTGTCTTTTGGATGACTATGAACAATAGCTAATACTTCTCCTTGATCTTCATATTTCACCCAATCATCAGGATCTATAATAAATTGATCTATTGTCTCTTCCGCTAAATTATTACAGGGACAATACTTTTTTTTACCTTGAGAGACTATTAACAAACCACAGGCTTCATAAGGTGCTTGTTGTTTTGCGTGTTGTAATGCTTCTTCTTTCCAATTCATCCTACGAATTTACCAATAGAAGGAAATAATCTTGGACTCGTAATTCTCTTTGGTAGTTTTACGTTTACAAGATCTAGTGCACTATGGAGTTGCCACTGAACAATATCTCTGGTTTCTGTAATTTTTCTATCAATAAAATAAATTTCATCAGGAAATTTTGTTGTACTGGATGGTGTTCCAAAAGGATTTGAACCACTGGCAAAATTAGCATCATCGATAAATTTGGCTAAAGTTCTAATTCTAGTAAATTTAGCACCAACTAAATCCGTTGCTATACCTGTAATACTTAATAGCTGACTTGTTATAAAACCACTCATATTACTGATAGTAACAGTAGGTGTCGGTAACTGTCCTCCCGACCCACTAAATTCAAAACCAATGCATTCAATAGGGAATTTTGAATAAGACTGACCACCAAAAACAATATCACCATTATTATTTTGTGAAACTCCATTATGAAATCTTAAGACGGTTGACGCACCATGTAATGCAGGAACAAATGCTAACTCAAACAACTCAATTATTGCCGTAGGAGTTATTGCCAGTAGATCATCATTAGGTATTGCCATTAAGGTTCAAATACTTGTCTGAAAGTAGCTTGAATAGTAGCTCTATTGTTATATGGTATAGATTTTGACCAGGTTTCGCAAACAAAATTAGAAGATGAACTTTCTCCTGGTGGGGTAAAAGTAAAACTAGCTGCATCAGAAGCTCTTGCATCTAAAAATGTTTCAATAGTATCTGCATCTGTTTCAGAAACATTAAAAGTTAAATTAAAAATCTTGGGATTTTGATTAAGGCCAAAAGAGGTGCGTTGTTCAAAGCCATCTCCAAAAACTGTGGTACGAATCTTTGGTTGAGATCTTTTCAGTTGGCCGTAAGTTGGTGTTATTGATGGGAAATTAGCCATTATGCAAGTAAACCTCCTGGTCTTTTTTGTCTAATTAATTCTGATTGTATTGAAGCTGATATAAGATTACCAAGCTGTTTTGCCTGTTCATCATCACCTTCTACATTAGAACCAGAAGCATCTACGTTTACAACTACATTTGTAGAGCCACCAAGAGCATGATTTGGTGTAATCATTCCTGATACTC